GAGTCCAGGCACCTCAGCGAGCGCGGTAGGGAAGCCAGGCCTATCCCTCTTGGCTCATAACCAAGCAATCGTCGGTTCGAATCCGACCCGCGCTACTGATTCCGCCGTGAGCGAATCCGGCCCGGCGCGTCGACTCCGCGCCAACGCTCGATTACCGCGGCCACGAGCCGATCGACTTCCGGTATCGGCGAGCGGGATTATTGCCGTGCACGGCGTGGCAAGTTGACACCAGTGATGGCAAACCTGTCGGACCTAGAGAGTAGAAAAACCCCGTGACCGACTACAACGTCTACATTTTCTGGGGCAAGCATCGTCGGTCGCCTCTCTATGTCGGGATGTCGGCATCTCCGCGCGAGCGAATACGGGCCCATTTAGGCGATCCGATCAAGCGCGCCATGATCGAGAGGGTCGAACTCGTCGAGTGCAGCGACTACGACGACATGGTGGCCACCGAACGGCGGCTAATCGAGCATCACCAGCCGTTCTTCAATGCCGTCGGCTCCCAGGGCGTATTGAATTTGGGACTTCCGGCCTGGGGCGCGGGCACAGACTGGCGGCCAGCCGGACAAGGATTCCCGGGCTATCACGCACCTGAAGAAATGTCAAGTCACAACGGCACGGAAATTTTAAGGAAGACTCTTTATGAGTACGCCGAGATCCCCGAGCTTCCTTACGAGGACATCTTGCGGCCCGATACCACAGCTATCCAGGTCGAACAGTGGCGAGTCGATGCAACTGTGGCGGCCCACTCTGTGCTCCGGCAAATGATCCTCATGCCCCGGTCGGCGTGTCGCACCGGGCCACGGTAAATACGGCACGACCATGACCTCGTGCACAGGTTGATCTGCGACGCGCTGATCGCGCTGTGGAGGCTGCTGATAGCACCGGTGCGCGACCTCGTCAACGAGGCGGTCGCTGAGGCGCGTGAATCGGAGACGCGCCGCGCGCTGTACGCGTCGCTGAACTGGACGACCAAGGACGATCGGGAGTTCGACCGCTACGCGAGGCACTGCGAGTGAGCGCTGTCCTCGAGGCCGATCCCTACGTCGGCTCCACGGAGCCGCGGCTGTTCACGCCGCCACTGCCCGAGCATGCCGACCCCGACGCCGAGTTCGGCATCAAGCCCGAGGCCACCTGGGGCCCGCTGTGCTGCTACTTCCTGGAGAACATCCTCAAGTGGCAGCTGCTGCCCTGGCAGAAGTGGCTGTACTACCGGGCGCTGGAAAAGCGCCGCAACGGAACGGGTTTCCGGTTCCGCTATCTGATCATCCTGGTCGCTCGGCAAAACGGGAAGACCAAGTGGGGCATGGGCCTGGGCCTGTGGCGGCTATTCATGGACAAGAAGGGCCGGCCGTGCGCGGAGTGGCCAGCCGCGCGACTGGCCGTGGTGGCCGCACAGAACCTCGACTACGCCGAGACCACCCTGAAGGACATCGTCGACGAGATCCGCGACCATCCGCTCCTGGCACCCGAGCTGCTGAACCACCGGGTCACCAACGGCAAGCACCGGGCGATCCTGAGCTATCGGCGCTACTGGCGCGCGGCGACGGCGAACAAGAAGGGCGGCCGCTCGCTGTCGGTGGACTTCGCCTGGCTCGACGAGCTGCGCACGCACACCACCCCGGACGCCTGGAACGCGGTGACCCCGACCACCAACGTGCGGATCTGCGCGCAGGTGCTGGCCACCTCCAACGCCGGGGAGAACAGCAGCATCAAGCTCAAGGAGCTGCGCACCGTGGCGGTCCGCAAGATCACCGTGGGCGACACCATCGACACGCAGACCGGGTTCTTCGAGTGGTCGGTTCCCGACGACGTGGACCCGCGCGACGACCGGTACTGGTATCTGGCGAATCCCGCCCTGGGCCTGCTCAACGAGTTCTGCCTGGACGACCTGCGGGCCCATTTCGAGAACATGGAAGCCGACGACATGCCGGGCTTCCGCACGGAGTATCTCTGCCAATGGGTGGACTCGCTGCAGCCGGGCATCATCCCCGCCCAGGCCTGGGCCGACACCCTCGACGACGCCTCCAAGCGGGCCGACGGTGCCCCGGTGTACGCGTGCATCGACTACAACTACCACCGCACCCGCGCCTACGTCGGGATCGCCGCCCGGCGCGATGACGGCCGCATCCACATCGAGGTGCTCAAGACCCCGGCGAAGGGCACCGACTGGCTGGCCGAGTGGCTCAAGCCCCGCAAGGACAAGTTCGCCGGCATCTGCATCCAAAGCTCCGGGGCGCCGGCGGCGGGGCTGTCCGACGACCTGCGGGCGCAGGGTTTCATCATCACCGATTGGGGTGCTCCGCTGGCGCAGCTGGCGGCCGGGGCCGGGGAGTTCTACGACGCCATCGTGAGCGGGGCGATCCGGCATCGCCACGCCGCCGTGCTGGACCGGGCCGCCGCGTCCACTCCGGCCCGCCAAATCCGCGACACCTGGTTCTTCGACCGACGCACCTCCCCGGTGGACGCGTCCCCGCTGCTCGCCTGCTGCGGGGCGGTATGGCTGCTGAACAACCCGCCGCCCGCGGTCGGCGATCCGACCGTGTGGGAGTGGCCCGACGACGACACCATCAACGAATGGCGAAAGGAAGCCGATGAGCGAGACACCGAATAACGTCGTACAGATCGGCGGGGGCGGGCTGCTGTACGAGGATGCCCGGCAGGCGCTTGAGGAGGAACGGCTGGCGCAGGAGATGGCGCCCGACCCGCCGCCCTGGGCCGACAAGCCGGAGCCCGAACCGGCGAAAGAGGTGCAGAACCCGCCGCCGATGAAGGTCGGCAAGATCGAGGCGCCGAAGGAGCCCGAGCCGCCGTTCGACTGGCGCGAGGCGGCCTCCACCGTCCTCGAGCTCGCCGGGATCGGGCTGCTGATCACCACCGGGTTCCTGATCGCGGTGTGGGTCGGCACCCTAATTGCCGGTCTGGCTCTGGTGGTGCTCGGCGTGGCAACCAGCAACAGTTTCCGTGGCTAGGGGAAACTGCGCCGATGAGCATGAGTTTTCGCGGAGGAACTTCCTCGCGGGAGTGGCCGCAGTGAGCGTGCTGGCGGCACTGTTCAACCGCGGCGGCCCCGGCGGTGTCACCCCGGCCGGCATGGAACAGCGGACCCTGACCTCCTCGGCGTTCGTGCCGCCCCCGCAGGTCGGGGTGATCGACGACTATCTCGGGGTGCACCGGGCGATGGCCTGCATGACGGTGCTGGCGTGCGTGCGGGTGCTGGCCGACACCATCGCGAGCCTGCCGTGGAAGGCGTACCGCCGCGACGCCAAGGGGGTGCCCAAGGAGGTCAAGCCGCAGCCGGCGATCCTGCGGGCTCCATTCCCCGGCTTCGACCTGTATCAGTGGAAGTGGATGGTGATCGCGTCGTTGGCGCTGCGCGGCAACAGCTATCACCTGATCACCAGCCGCGACAAGCTGGGCTACCCCACCTCGCTGCTGCCGCTGCACCCCGACGTGGTGTTCCTGGAGCGCCGCCCCGACCTGCTGCTGTGGTTCGACCCGATCTACCGGGTGATGGGCGAGGCGCAGCCCACCAAGGACATGATCCATGTGCGCCGGTTCACCATGCCGGGCGAGCCGTGGGGATTGAGCCCGGTGAAGCAGGCCGCGATCGCGATCGGAATGAGCCTGGGCGCAGAGGAATACGGTTTCCGCTACTTCAAAGAATCGGCCAATCCCAGCGGGGTGCTCTACACCGAGCAGGACCTGGACGAGAAGGCCGTCACCCGCCAGCAGAAGAACTGGATCGCCTCCCACGGCGGCCGGCGACTGCCGGCGGTGCTGACCAACGGGTTCAAATGGGAGGGCATCAGCATCTCGCCCGAGGAAAGCCAGTTCCTGGCCACCCGCCAGTTCCAACGTTCCGAGATCTGCCTGATGTACGGGGTGCCGCCGATCCTGATCGGAGACACGAAGGAGACCACTGCTTGGGGAACCGGTGTCGAGCAGATCACTTTGGGCGCAATCACTTTCACGTTCCGCGCCTGGACCTCGTGTGTGGAGTCGATCATATCGGCGTGCCTGCCGGGAGGACAGTACGTGCAGTTCGACTACGACGCGCTGCTGCGCGGCGACATCGAAGGCCGCTACGCCGCCTACGCCAAGGGGCTCGGCGGGCAGACCAACAACCCGTTCCTGACCGCCAACGAGGTTCGCGCCCGCGAGGAGATGGACCCGGTCGAGGGCGGCGACGTGCTCTACGTCTCCAACCGGATGATGCCCGCGGGCACCCCGCCGGCGGTGAACAACCCGCCGGCGCCCCCGGCGCCGGGCGGCGGGGGCGGCTCCACGTTCCCGATGCCGCCGATCGCCGGCGGCGAGAAGGACGGCGGCCAAGACGACGAAGACGAGGGCGAAGACCAGCCGCGTAACGGCGCGCCTCGCAACGGCCGCGGCTTCCTGATGAGAACCTAACGCACAACATGGAGGTACCACGATGACGACCACCCTGGAGGAGCGCCGCACCCGGGAGAAGATCCTCGACGTGCGGGAGACCCGGCGCATGGCCTCCCCGCTGGAGATGCGGACCGACGGCGTGACCGGGCACATCATCCTGGAGGGCTACGCGTCGACCTTCCATGAGTACGACGTGCACGGCGGCCCGCGCGCCGGCGGCTGGGTAGAGCAGCTGCACGACCGCGCGTTCGACGTCACCCTGGCCGGCAACCCCGACGTGCAGCTGCTGATCAACCACACCGACATGCCGCTGGCCCGCACCAAGTCGGGCACCCTGGTGTTGCGCGCCGACCGCCACGGCCTGCTGGTGCGCGCCGACCTGGACCCCAGCGATCCCGACGTGCAGCGGCTGCTGCCGAAGATGAAGCGCGGCGACATGGACGAGATGAGCTTCGCGTTCCACGTCCGCGCCCACGACTGGTCAAGCGATTACACGCACCGCATGATCACCGAGGTCGATCTGCGCAAAGGAGATGTCAGCGTGGTCAATTACGGGATGAATCCCAACACGGCAGTGAGGCTGACCGAGGCCGTCGACGCGCTGGCGTCGATGTCCAGCAAGGAACTGCTGGAGGTCCGCTCCAAGCTGGACCCCATGCAGGTGAAGCGCGCGATGCAGGTGCTGGGCGCGGCGGCCGGTCGCGCGAGCACCCCGAAGAAGTACGCCGACGTGGAGAACTTCGCGGACCCCGGCTACCTGGACAACGAGGGCAAGCCGGCCAAGGGCGGCAACGGCAAGAAACGCTACCCGCTGAACTCGGCGGCCCGGGTGCGTAACGCCGCCGCCCGGTTCGCGCAGAACAAGGGCCGCTACACCGCCGAGCAGCAGTCGGCGATCATGGGCAAGATCCGTTCGGCCGCCAAGCGCTTCGGCGTGCAGATCAGCGACGGCGGCGATTCCAAGAGCGCGAAGTTCTGGTCGCGGGCCAACAGCGAGGCCGGCGCGCGGGCGTTCAGCCAGCCCTACACCTGGGCGCCCGACACACACGCGAGCACCGGGCAGGACCAGGGCTACACCAAGGACATGGAGGATTACGACAAGACGCTGGGCGGGCGCCCCGACGTGACGCCCGGCGCGAACATGCCCGGCGTCGGGGCCAAGGGCGGCTACGACGCGCACGAGCAGCCCTACGGCAAGCAGACCTATGCGCTGTGGCTGCTGGCCAACGACGAAATCTGTCCGGGCGGGGAACGCTGCCCCGGCGACACCTGCCCCGACCACGGAAGCGAGGAAGCAGCGATGGACGGCATCGACGCGACGCACGGGCCGATCACCATCGACGAGCGCCAGGCCGGCAACTTCGGCGGCAAGCAGGCCAAGCCGTTCGGCTCCGACGACGATGACGAGGATGAGCGCGCGAGCGACGGCGACGACGGCGATGACAAGGAGCCCGACGAGGACGAGGACGACGACAAGCGCGGCCTGCCGATCGACCTGTCGCTGGCCGCGGCGCTGGAGAAGACGATCGTCACCTGCTACCAGATGGCCGAGGTGATCGGCGACAAGGACATCCGCAACATGCTCGCCCGGGCCCGCCGGCAGGTCCGCGACCTGCAGCACATCCCCGGCAAGGAGATCGACATCACCAAGAAGCTGGAGGAGCTGCGCGCCGAGTTCGGCGACCCTGAAACGATCACCGTGTCCGAGGGGCTGCGCGCCCTCTCGCAGGCGGGATACGCCGACGTGATGGCCCCAAAGACGGTCCGATGAGAGATCGCACCCGCGAGGAGATCATCGCCGAGGCCCGCGCCGAGAAGGGCGGCTGGCTGCGCGGCAAGGGCTGGACCGAGGACCAGATCGCCGCGTATCTTGACGGGGTGAGATGGATCGGCTGGCTCCCGCGGATGGACTTCTACGGACGCGCCTACGCCGCTTAGGTGTCCATGCGCGGACACCCCGCGTGTCGCGCCGCTGACCACGGAAAATCTTTCCCTACAATCCCATCCAGGTCGATTGGCCCGGCGACGAACCAGCGGAGCGACTCAGCGTGGGCGGTGACGAACCCCTGAGCGACCAACCGAAGAACGCCGAGAACGCATCACGCGGCCGACCTGCAGTTAGACCGCCGAGCGATGTCTCGCTTCCTTTCCGTCGCCCGAAAACGGGCCCACACCACAGAAAGTCATCATCATGACTGACATTGAAGAGCGGCGCGACCTCATGGTGCCGCCCGCGGGCGGCCTCGAGGAGTTCCTCGACCAGCTGCTGCGCCGGCGGGAATCCACCGCCGAGACCCGCGCGCGCTCACAAAGCAAAGCCGAGGCCGTACTCCTGCTGGCCCGCGAACAGGGCCGCGAGAAGCTGGAGCCCGAGGAGGACGCGGAGTACCGCAAGTACATGGGTGACATGCGGACCCAGGGTGCCGAAGTCATCGGGCTCGACGAGCGGATCAACGAAATCCGCGCCGAGGTAGAGCGTTCCGGGCAGATCGCCAAGAACCTCGCCGGCATCCGCAAGGCCAAGGACGCCCGCATCTCCGTCAAGGAGCAACTGACCTACCAGAAGGGCGACCGGCGCAGCAGCTACGTCACCGACCTGGTCAAGTTCTCGTGCAACCTCGACGGCGACGGCGAAAGCCGCGGCCGCCTGATGCGTCACGCGCAGGACGTCGCCACCGACGACTCCTTCAAGGAGTACCGCGACATCTCAAGGGTCGACGGCCAGGGTGGATACGCGGTGCCGCCAGCCTGGCTGATGGACCAGTACATCGAATTGGCCCGTCCCGGTAGGGCTTTCGCCAACCTCGTGCAACGCCAGGCGCTGCCCGGCGGTACGGACAGCATCAACATTCCGAAGCTGCTGACCGGTACCGCAACTGGTGTGCAGACCGCCGACAACACCGCTATCGCCAAGGTCGACCTGACCGACACCTTCATCAACGCTCCAGTGCGGACAATCGCTGGCGCGCAAGGGGTTTCGATCCAGTTGATCGACCAGTCGCCGATCGCGTTCGATGATGTGGTGTTCCGCGACCTGGTGGCCGCGCACGCCGCGTCGACCGACACCCAGGTGCTCGCCGGTTCGGGCAGCGCCGGCCAGGTGCTCGGGGTCAACAACACGCCGGGAATTCTCACGGTGGCCGCGACCGCCGTGACGATCGCGGGCGTGTACTCGGCGATCGCCAACGCCATCCAGCTGGTGCACACCCAGCGCTTCCTGCCGCC